GGATGTCAATATGCCATTTGTTCTGAATCTTGATAAGAGTGGAATGTTAGACCTTGTTGCTAAAACAGTAATGAGAAAGAAAGATTTTAAAACATCGAACCAGAAGTTAAACGTATGAAAACCTTTTTAGAATACACCAGAGACTATAAAGCAGAGTACAAGAAATTTCAATCTTCTCCTGAGCGAATCAAGTATCGTGCGGAGTTGGTCAAGTATAATCGTGACAAGGGAACTTACGGTAATGGTGATGGTAAAGATGCTTCTCATAAAGATGGAAAAATTGTTGGTTTTGAAGACCAATCCAAAAATAGAGGTAGAGCAGAAGCAAGTAGACTAAAAGGTTCAAAAAGAAAAGTAGTAGATGAACGAGAGATGACATCGGTTCAACAAATTGCTCAAATGCAAAACTATTGGAAAAATCTTAAACCTCTAAGTACTGGCACTAAAAAATCAGCAGATGATGCGAAAAGGAAATCATTGGAAAAAAAGTTTGGTATTCAGGATATTAAATTAGATAGAGATGGAAAGATAATATCATATAAAACCGATAGAGGTAAATTGGTTGCGGGTGATGGAGCAAATAACTAAAATGAAAAGATTCAAAGAATACCTGAACGAAGTTAGATTTCAAAAAGTTACAGTAAAAGATAAGAGCGGTAAGTCTCACACTCAACAAACGAGAATTAGACCAGACACTACTCACGTTGCAATATTGCATTATGATGATATACCAGCAACTGATTTGTCATCTGCTGTTATAGCACATACTGATCTTTCTTTTGGTTCTATTGATAGTTTAGACAAAATAATAGTTCATGCAAAGAAAAAATTTGACCTAAAAAAAGTAGAAATTCAAAAATTAGATAAGAAATACCTATGAAAAGATTCAAAGAATATCTAAAAGAAGCTAGAGGAACAAGTCTATCTGGTTTGTTGTTTCTTCCAAGAATCGGTTACTATGACCAACTGATGATTCCTATATCTTCATCTATGTTCAAAAGAATATGGCCAGACACACTCCGAGCAACAGTATTTCATACAACTGATGGAGATGGTGTTAGGAATATAGCCAAACTTCAAGGAAAGAAAAAACAAATATCTGCATTTTTCTCAATGTTTTCTCGTTATATGGAAGTTGGTGTTGCAACTCAAGGTGGTGTTCATTCAGTATTGGAGATGGATGCAGATGTTCTTCTATCTGCTAAAGGTGATGTAATGAGTCATTTAGATCAAAATGGTAGAAGGTGGACATCTATAAGTGACCTTAAAGAAACTTCACGGTGGACAAAGTTTACTGCAGTAGAGAAAGACCTTGAAAAAATGTTTGACGCTCTGGTTAAGAAATATCTCAAAAGGGGTGAGTTTCAAGAGAACGCAACAGTATGGGAACTTTGGAGAATGGCGGAGAGAAAGGTAGACAAAAAAACAATGAGTATGATAATAAAAGATTATATGGATGGAATGGAAAAGGTTATCAAGAAAAATATTGATACATTTGAGAATGCCATGTTGAGTTACGCAAAGAAACGATCAACCGATTTATCGTGGGATGAGCAAATAGTCAATAACTTTAAGGTCAAGACCGCTCACTTTTTTAAACTAAAACTAAAAATTGCTCAGACTGAGAAAGAAGCATCCTTGTATCCAGAACACCAAGAATTGATGGAGTTTGCAAAGTCTAAAGGATGGAAAGTAAAAGTGTGGGATGCACCTATAGAGTTAGAAATATACACAAGAGAAGTTGCTAAAAAGGAACTAGGAAAATGAAAACATTTCAAGATTTTATAAATGAAGGCGTTAATGACCCAGGCATCTTCAAAGCATTCTTCACTGCTGGTGGGCCAGGCTCTGGTAAATCTCATGTTGCTAGAGAATCTGGTGCTGGTAAAATGAATCCTTACGGACTAAAGGTAGTTGACTCAGACCCACTATTCACTAAAATGTTAAAGGATGCTGGTAAAGCAACTACTGCAAAGGACATATATTCAGATGAGGGTCAAGCCATAAGAGACAGAGCCAAAGCACTTATCACCAAACAAGAAAAGAACTATATGGATGGTCGCCTTGGACTCTTGATTGATGGAACTGGTAAAGACTATAACAAGATAAAGAACGCATCTGATAAACTTAAAGTTTTAGGATATGATACTTATATGATATTTGTCAATACTTCTTTAGATGTTGCTCTACAAAGGAATGAAGCACGGCCTAGAAGTCTAGATGAGGATGAAGTGAAAAAGATGTGGGATGCAGTTCAAAAGAATATGGGAAAATTTCAGTCCTATTTCGGTAGAAGTAGTTTTCTCCTAGTAGACAACAATTCCGCCGGTGAAGATGTTTTCACTAAAATATTTGTAGAAATTGGAAAACTAATTGATACAAAACCATCAAGTAGAGCAGCAAATGCTTGGATAAAGAATCAGCACGTTATCAACAGAAGGGGTTGACAAATCCTACAGATGTGGTATAATAATACTATTGACTGACAACTTCACCTTCCCTACATTATGAGCATAATTACTGATACAAAATATCTGAGTCTTCTCTCTCCGCGATTAGACCGCTTCAAGAAAGTCAGAGACTATCTCTGGAACTTTCGTTGTCCTCAATGTGGAGATTCCCAAACATCAAAATCTAAAGCAAGAGGGTATGTCTATCGTAAAAAGACAGACTTGTTCTTCAAGTGTCATAACTGTGGTGCAGGTCAGTCTGTAGGCAATCTTATCAAAGACCTTGATCCATTTCTCCATAAACAATATCTCATGGAGAGATACCGAGCGGGTGAAACTGGTAAAAGAAAATCTAAAGCACCAGAGTTTAAATTTGAAACACCAAAATTCAAGCCAAAGCAAACTCATATAGATTTACCATCTATAGAATCCTTACCAAAAGAACACTATGCAAGAGTTTATTGTGAACATAGAGTAATACCTCAACAATTTATGAACAAAATCTTCTATGCAGAGGATTTCAAGAATTGGGCCCTTTCAGTATGTCAAGTCGATTATTCAAATTTGATGAATAAAGAACCAAGGCTAGTGATACCCTTTTTCGATAAAGCCAACCAGCTTATCGGAGCTCAGGGGCGGGCCCTACAAGAATCTAAGATTAGATATGTGACAGTCAAGGTACATGAAGATGCACCAAAGGTATTTGGACTTGAAAGGTGGAAATCAGACCAACATACATATTTGGTAGAAGGGCCAATTGACTCGTTCTTTCTTCCAAACTGTCTCGCAATGGCTGGTGCAGATATGTCCGATTTGAGTATCCTCAATAAAGACAAGACCACACTCATATTTGATAATGAACCAAGAAACTTTCAAATAATAAAAGGTATGATAAGGTTCTTGAAGAGTGGTTGGAAGGTTGTGGTATGGCCCAATTCTGTTATATGTAAAGATATAAATGACATGGTTCTATCCAGCATAAAAGATGCTCGGTTAGTTGAAATTATAAATACAAATACTTACTCTGGTCAGCGGGGTGAGTGGGAAGTGAAAAGTTGGAAAAAAGTTTAGGTATGAAAGATATCCATCAACTAGGATTTGTAAAACTTCTAGATGTGATGGGTGACGATGAAGAAGTAGAAAACTCTGCTCGTATTAGTTATGGAGAAGGAACAAGAAAGACAAATCAAACGCGGAACCTAATCCGCTACCTTATGAGACATAGACACACCTCACCCTTTGAGATGTGTGAAGTCAAGTTCCATTTGAAATTACCAATTTTCATTATGAGACAACTCGTAAGACACAGGACGGCAAACCTAAACGAGTATTCTGGCCGTTACTCCGTGATGAGTAACGAATTTTATCTGCCTGAGGGTGATTACCTCGCCAAACAATCCACGACAAATAACCAAGGTAGAGATGAACCTCTGCCGAATAAAGGTTCACTGCAATATGAATTCAATAGGATTTATGATAATGCGACTATCGCGTATCAAGTTCTATTAGAAGAAGATCTTTCCAGAGAATTGGCGAGAGCGGTGTTACCTGTTGCTAATTACACTGAATGTATATGGAAGATTGATTTACATAATTTCTTTCATTTTGTAAAATTGAGAGCTGATAGTCATGCTCAAAGAGAAATTAGAGACTACGCAGATGCAATGTATGAATTGGTGAAACCCAATTTTCCTTTATGTTGTGAAGCATTTGAAGATTACAGACAAGAGGCAGTAACCTTTTCAAAACAGGAGATGGAAATTATCAAGGACAATATAGGCGGTAGTTGGACTATGGATAACTACAATCTATCGGAACGAGAATCAACGGAATTTTTAGAAAAAATAAAAAAAGGAGAGACAGAATGAGATTACCAACAGTTTATCAAGAATACATCCACCTATCCAGATACGCTAGATGGGATTACAATTTAAAGAGAAGAGAAACATGGGATGAGACAGTTGGTAGATATTTTACTTTTTTTACAGAACACTTACAAGAGAAACACGATTACAAATTAGAAAACGGAGAACGAACAGAGTTAGAGAACGCAGTCAAAAACCTCCAAGTCATGCCCTCAATGCGGTGTCTGATGACTGCAGGGCCTGCTCTCAAGAAAGAAAATGTAGCAGGATATAATTGTTCCTATGCTAAGGTAGATAGTCCAAGATCGTTTGATGAGATCCTTTATGTATTGATGAATGGTACAGGAGTAGGATTTTCTGTTGAAGAAGAACACACAAGTCAACTACCAGCAGTTCCAGATGAACTATATGATACTGATACCGTTATAGTAGTTACAGATTCAAAGTTAGGTTGGGCGAAGGCGTTTAAAGAATTGGTATCATTATTGTATGGTGGTCATATTCCAAAGTGGGATGTATCAAAGGTAAGAGAAGCCGGTGCACCCCTCAAGACCTTTGGTGGACGGGCTTCTGGCCCAGCACCATTAGTGGATTTGTTTAAATTTACAATAAATACCTTTAAGAACGCTTTAGGTAGGAAATTAAAACCAGTAGAATGCCATGATATCGTATGCAAGACAGCAGAAATCGTGGTTGTGGGGGGCGTTCGTAGGAGCGCTCTCATCAGCCTGTCTAATCTTAATGATCGTGAGATGCGTTTCGCCAAGCACGGTGATTGGTATAATCACAACGTCCAAAGAGCCCTCGCGAACAACTCGGTTAACTATAAAGAAAAACCAGATGTTGGTACTTTCATGCGAGAGTGGCTTTCCCTATACGATTCAAAGTCAGGAGAACGAGGAATTTATAATGGCATGTCAGCCAAAAAAACAGTTGAACAATTAAATGAAAGATATAAAGATGGAGATGGAGGATTTATTACTAGACGAGTTGCCAGAGAGGACTTTGGCACAAATCCTTGCAGTGAGATCATTTTACGGTCACGAGAATTCTGTAACCTCTCAGAGTGCGTTGTCAGACGAGAAGACACTCGCGAATCTCTCAAAGAAAAGGTTAGAACTGCGGCTATCCTTGGAACATTTCAATCAACCCTTACTGAGTTCAAATATCTTTCAAGAGAGTGGAAAAAGAATTGTGAAGAGGAACGATTATTGGGAGTATCACTTACAGGAATAATGGACAATCCACTTACAAACGGATCTAAAAGAGGTTTAGCAGAATTACTTGAAGAATTACGAAATGTGGCTTATGAAACGAATAAAGAATGGTCTGAAAAACTTGGTATCCCTACTAGTGCAGCAATCACGTGCGTTAAACCGAGCGGGACTGTTTCACAGCTCGTTGATTCTGCTTCTGGTATTCATGCAAGACACAATCCTTTTTATATTAGGACTGTAAGAGCAGACAATAAAGACCCTCTTTGTAAACTCATGCAAGATATGGAATTTCCAAATGAGGCAGATGTGACAAAACCAGAACATACAACAGTTTTTTCGTTTCCAATGAAAACTCCAAAAGGAGCAATATGTCGTATGGATATGACTGCATTGGAACAATTAGAACTATGGAAAGTTTATGCAACGAATTGGTGTGAACATAAACCATCTGTTACAATCTCCGTAAAGGAAGATGAGTGGGTTGAAGTAGCAGCTTGGGTGTACGAACACTTTGATTCTATTAGTGGTATATCATTTCTTCCATTCAGTGATCATGTATATCGTCAGGCACCATATCAAGATTGTACTGAGGAAGAGTACAAAGAAGCCTTAAAAACAATGCCAAAAAATGTGGATTGGGCAGAGTTATCAAAATACGAATCACAAGACTACACCATAGCAAGTCAAGAGTTGGCATGTACGGCAGGGGGTTGTGAAATAATTTAATAAGGACTAGATGAAACATACATTAATCATCATTATATTTACAATATTATTCACAGGGTGTACAATAAACATGACACCATCACAGGAACAAGTGGAGAAAAAAGTTCCTGCTCAAATAGAGATGAAACAAGCTGAACAGGTTACTCACAACCCTTGGCCTCAAGAGAAGAAAGAGTATTGGTATGCCCGATACTTTCATACAATGGCGAGTTATCCTTCAATTCAGCAGATGTTACAACCACATGAAGTATTTGAAATAGTTAAGTGTACCATATCAAAATATGAAGAAGATCATGACTATGAATGGTTTCTTGAAAATCTTGGAGAAGTGAGAATTCTCACACCTGCTAATAATAAGTATGTTTATGATACTACAACAGTGTGTGCGAATATGACAAAAGCTAAGAAGAAAAAACCAATAGATGTTAGAGATACTATTTAACTTAAATGAAGGAAATTTGATGCCCATAAACATTAAAATAAATGAAGATGACTATATACTTTATGAGATATTGTGCGATTACTGCGACGAAGAATACACAATTAAGTATATGATGAAAGACAGACCTAAACATTCTATTGAGTGTTGTCCTTTTTGCAGTAATTTAATTGAAGAACCTGCAGAGAGTGTAAATGATGAAGAAACTGGCTGGGATTGATTATTCACTAACATCTCCTGCAATATGTGTATGGAAAGAAACCAATGATAATAGACAGTTTAACTTTAATATGTGTGATGTATATTATTTGGAAACTGCACAACGACTCAAACGGGCCACCCCACATGAAATTTTAAATTTACATGCGGGGATATATCCAGAATGGAACACGGAGGAACAGAGACATGATTTACTTTCGGATTGGGCAATGAATATCATTGATGGATGTGAGGTATTCATAGAGGGATACGCATTTGCTACTTCTGGTAAATCTTATGTTCGTTCTGTTGCAGAAAATTCTGGATTACTCAAACATAAAATGTATAAAGCAAACCAGACCTTCACATCAATACCACCCACAGTTATTAAAAAATATGCCACAGGGAAGGGTAATGCGAACAAGGAATTAATGTGTGACGCATTTTATGAGGAATCTAATACACCATCAGACCTTCAGAAAACCCTTAGACCAAAATCAAATAAACTAACGAATCCTACAACTGATATTGTAGATTCTTATTGGATATGTAAATACGGCTGGAGAGAGCTTCTTGCACGACTCAACTGACAACTTCCATCAACTCTTTGAAATCATGAATCAAAGTACTCTGAGAAAGAGACAGAAGAGAGAATGGTATCATAGAAATAAAGAAGTAGTCCTTGAACAACAAAAGAGTAGTGAAAAGAAAAAGAAAAGTCAGAAGGAATGGTATAAGAACAATAAAGAAAAATGTATAACTAGAGCCAAACAATGGAATGAGGATAACCCTTCAGCAAGGAAGCTAATAATGGAAAGACATAAAATTAAAAATAACCCAAAGAGAGTGTGGTCAGATGGAAGTTGAACTGGATAATGAGGTAAGGAAAATGAGAATCATCAACTATCTAGATTATATGGATGATAGGGCGCTGCAAGACATAACTGTAGCTTTATATAATTTATCTAAACGAAGACAAGAAATTAGTAACAAAAAACAAATGGAGCAGGTGGATGAGACAGGAGAATAAATATGAAAAGTTGCCAAATAGTATGTATCCAAAAGTTAGACAACAAGTAGTGGATAGAATAGCAACATTTGAAAAGGTTTTAGAAGACCATGCTGCTGCACAGAAGGAATCTCTAAAAATGATTTATGAACAACTTGAAGAAGCAAAAAACGATTTAAAATACCTAGATGAAGTTAATTGAAAATGGACTTTAAAAAAATAATATACGTTGATATTGACGGAACAATATGCGACACTCCATTTCAACAGGGCATTGATGTGCCATCACAGTATAGTCAAGCTACACCCCACTATGCTAGAATAGATGTTATTAATGCTTTATATGATGAAGGACATAACATCACATATTGGACTGCAAGGGGGTGTGTATCGGGGGAAGATTTTACAGAACTCACTCGTAATCAATTAGAAGAGTGGGGATGTCAGTATCATCACTTAGAGATAGGAAACAAGCCACATTTTGATATGTATATTTGTGACAAATCGTTCAACAGTGAATCCTTTTTCCACTATAAGGAGAGGGAATTGCCGTAACACAAACTTACATGGAGGTAGTCGTATATGGTGGAAATCATAATCAAAAAATGGACGGTTGCATCTGTGCAGGTTGTCTATTATATTCCAGATTATTTGAGTATAGTGAATGAATTTGTTTGGCAAACGAAAGATCAACTACCAGAATATCCAAGAATAGGAAAGTTTTTAGATTATTGGGATAAGAACATTGAAGGCCCAATCAAAGAATCCTACATATACGATCACGGTATATCTAAAATTAGGCATGTAGATAGAAGATTTAAATTCAATTAGGAAACCCATGTTTACTATAAAATATTGTCCAACCTGAAACTATTATCCTCAAGCAACCAGTTTGGCTGCTCACATTAATAACAATCTTTTGGATACGTGCGAAATAGAAGAGGGAAAACGAAGCCAATTTGATATATTTCGTAGTGGAAAACTATTTCTCTCCAAAGAAACCTTGGGCAGATTCCCCACAAAAGAAGATGTGGATGACATGATAGAACAATTAGAATCATTTCCAGAATAAAAATATTATTACTTAGACCTTCCTAAACACCATTCAACGACTTGACAAATACAAAAAAATAGTGTATAATAGCTATATGAAATAGTTTTCTATATCCTACTGGTGTTCCTGTATGGTTTTTACACTATATTTCCGTGTAGACCCGAATTATGAACAACCAGACACTATACACAGCTAAAAATAGAGAGATAACATGCACAAAGCAGTATTAATTTTAGTGATGATGATGTCAACAATATTCGTTGGATGTGAAGCAGTAAGACAAATTCAAACAGGATGTTATGGTTATTGGGAAGACAGCGGTATGAAGAGAGGAACAAGAGGAACGAGGAAGGATTTC